ATTACGCTCTCTAACGTATTTCCTAATAGCCTCTTTTAATCTAGCTTCCATTATTTTAGTTTAGATTTAAGTTCTTTAATTAGCTCATAAGAAAGCATAATTGATGAAACTTGAGAATCGGATACAGTTTTACCCATTTTCATTTTTTCTAAAACTGAAATAGTTTCAGATAATTTAATTGTAGTAACTTTATCTTCCACCTTTGCTTTGATAGCTTTCAATTCAGCTACAATGTTTGGAAGTTGAACCGAAACGTAATCTTTGAATTTTGTAGTATTAGTAATATTATTAATATACTCTTTTAATAAATTCTTTTGAGAATCATCTAAATTTGTATATTTTTTATTAAAAGTTTCTACTAAGATTTTGTAGGTTAGTAATCTAAGGTCTTTGTCTTGTTGTTTATAGGTTTCAATCAACTTTTTATCTTCAGTTGGTTGAAGTTTTTGTGAGGGCTTAGATGTAATATTCTCAATTAAAGTAATTTTAGAATTAAAAATATCTTTAATATCATAATTTGATTCTCTTTTAGATTCAAATACTTTATATATAGAAGCTAGGACTTTATAATTGGTTATCGGAGATGATAAGAATTGTTCAATATCAAATTTAGCAGAAACCTCTTTTATAAGATTAAATTTCTCTTTGGATAATTTTAATTGATTTAACTTAGTATGTGCATCACATACAGTCTCTACCAATCTATCTGCTTTGGTTTCGGAACTATACTTTTCTTTTAACAAAATATCGTATAGACGTAATTCTTTGTTTAACTCTGTGGTTGGTCCAAAGAATTCCCTTACAATATTTTTAGCGTTTTCAGTCTTATCGCCATTTAGAACTTCTAATGTTATTTGTCTTACTAATAATTCAAATAACACCCCAGTGTTCTTAAACTTGGAATGTTTAATTTTTTTCATTTAATTACCCTATATTTAATCTTCCTTATAAACTAACACATATAAATATAAACAAATTTTTCTTTATTAAATTTTAGTGTCATCTAATAGGTTTTTTTCATCTAACATATCGGATTTCTCACTTAAAATCTTCTTTTTAGCTGAAATTCCGTTAACATATTCTCTTGCTAACTTTTTTGCGTTAGCATTTGTGGTTCTATCTTCTCTCTTTCTCTCCTTATGATTTTCACCATCTCCTAATGGGTCTCTACCATATGGATGCTTATCTTTACCATATGTATTACCTTCTTTTGGTCTCCCAACACCTCTATTTAATTCTATTTCCGTTTTAAGTTTACCAATTTCTTCCTCCACATTTTGTTGTTGTGGTGGATTTGCCGGGTCTTGTCCTTGTTGTTCAATTGAAGTGTGTCTGAATCTATCCTTAAGGTCTAAGATTACTTTTGCTCTTTCAATATCAACTTCATCCTGTGATAATCCAAATATATTATGGTATGACCAATCAGATGATAACATATTAAGTGCTTTTGCATCAGATGCTAATCTTACCTTCTCACTCCACAAATTAACTTTCTCCTGCTCATAAATAGTAGAAGCGTTAGTAAGTGTTAGTTCAAAGTTTGTCATTTCCGAATCTTCAATACCTTGAGATGCTAAGTGTACAATTGCTATTTTAGTTAATTCACTAACAACTGTTCTTTGTATTCTTTCGATAGTTCTTGCGAAACGAACATCTTCTGCTGCTAGAGTTGCTTTACCATTTACGTTCTCATCATACGATAAGTAGGCTTTTGGTACTCTCAATGCTGCAAATAATTTACCTCTTAGATATTCGATATCTTCAATAGCCGCATATTCTAAACCTTGTAGGTTTTCAATGTTAGTACCACTATCACTACCACGAACAGGTAGAAAAAAGTCTTCAGTAAGGTTTTGTATGTTGTATTTTAAGTTGTAATCACCAGTATCCTTATTAACAAATGGAGTTTTCTTCATTTTGTTAATAATCTTTTGCATGTAGTTATCAACTTCTACCGGTGGAATATTACCAATATCAATTTTAAATATTCTTTTTTCAGGTGCTCTCATAATACGATGGATTAACATCGCATCTTCCATAAGAGATAATTGTTTCCAAATTCTTCTAGCTCCTTCTACCATTGATTTACCATAAGGTAGGAAGTTTGTATCAGATAACATACGGAAGTGAGCCATTTCATATTGCTCATACTCTTTTTTACCAAAACGGTCCAACTCTACCTTATACTTAACGTAGTTTTGGTTGTTAGGGTCAGTACCTTCCAATCTCTCTACATTGTAAATTGAGTGTGGCATACAATTGATAACCCCTTTACCTTCTGCTATCTCCAATGCTAAGAAAGCATCACCATATTTTACTAAGTTTCTAACCCAAGGCCATAAGTTGAATTCTATATTTAATACATCATAAAATAGGTTGTGTAATAATTCTCTTACGTTTTCATTTGTAGATTTAATCTGAATTACATCCCCATATTCATTCTTGGTAGTCGATTCATCAGCATATATATCTAATGCAGATGATATAATTGGGTCACTATCCATAGCATCATAATCTCTAAAAAGTTCTCTACGAACTTGATGATATGCCATTGATTGTGCACCCTGATTAGTCTCATAATAAGACCTTTGTAACTTTGTATATCTATCTCTAAGATTTACGAAGTTTGTATTATATTGACGGTCTTCAGTATCTACAACTTTTCTCTTACCATCTTTATCAACCGTTACAATTGCGTTGGTTGAAAATAGTTTTTTAAGTCTACCAAAAAAACTTCTGTCATCTAATTGTGTTTCTTCTGCCATAATTTATTTTACCATTTTCTACAGCTCCAGTAGTTTGCTTTTGTTCTAGGACCGGGATTATCACAATTCATTCTAGCTCTAAATGATTTTCTAGCAGCTGGATTTGATTTTCTAATCTTCATTCCTTTTTGTCCAAAATTTACTTTAATTACCTTACCTGTTTTTGGATTCTTAACATATACCTTAAATTTCTTAACATCACCCTGCATTGGTTTACCCAATTTTACTTCTCTGCCCTGATACTCTGCTTCGAATACACAAGGACAATTAGCTTCGGTTAGTTCGTTTGAGTATGATTTTAAAAAGTTAATAAAATCATCCATATCTTCTTGCTCAACATCCAATTCATCATAATCATCAATTGGATTGTCTTGAGGAGTATCGCCTATAGCGTATGCTTGGTCTACATACTCATCTTCTTTTACGATATTGGCTAATATAATCATTTGGTTTTATTTTATTTTGACATTATATAACATAAATATGGTAATTTATCAAAACCCTACAACCATTGAGTTAAATCTTCCATAGTATCCCCAATTTGCATCTTCCAAGGATTATCTTCCATATTACTACCACCATAAACACCAGCATGCTGCATGTTTGATGATATACCTCCCATAGCCCTTTTGGTTAAATCTATACCCTCTTGTCTTAAACGAAGTGCGGTATCTCTAACCCATAATCCTATACAAAATGCCATTACCAAGTCATCATTATAACTTTTCATTGCTTCAGCCCTACCATTGTTGAATATAAAAGTAAATAACTCATCTATTAAACGATTGGAACGAACAGTCACTGCTTTTTCTCTAAAGTATTCATCTAATTTAGAAATAATAAGGGGTCTAGTCTTAGATGTGGTAGAAAATCCAGCTACCATCTGCCTTTCATCTGCTCGGTATTTGTTTCTCATTTGATTTTCTACATCCACATACTTTAAATCCTTACTCATATAGAATAGGTTTTTGTATGCTCTATCAATCACCTGCTGAATACAAGCCCAACCAATGTTTGCATTCTCTATTACAAGTAATGCATCATTATATTGTGTAGATAATTCAACTAAGAAGTTTCCAAAATCTTTAGTATCAACCTTTCCTTTGTATTCTGCTACTTGTGTACAAGTATTGATTTCCATAACATGTGCTGCGGAATAATCCGAACCATCTCCTCTAGCTACGTCCGCAATAACCATATAAGAACCATTTGCAGTTGGGTATTCCCATCTCCATAAATTACCATCGAACCCAGTTTTCTCTAATGGTTCTTGGCAAAATGATTCTTTATAGAACATTAATAGTTCCGGTTCAATTACGGTATCACCGGAAGATACGAAGTCACAATCACACTCTTGGGCTGCTTTCTTTGCTCCCAATAGTTTTTCTTGCTCAGCCCTCCAAGCTTCACCTCTTTCAGGGTGTAAAGTCCAATGTAATTTAATTGTATTGAATGGGTTAGTACCTTCTTCTGCGTTTAACCAAGTTTTATGAAACCAATTACCCACACCATTTGGAGTAGAAAGTGCTATACAAGCTCCACCCGTTGAAAGGGTAGATTGAGCTGCCACCCAAATCTCATCGATATCATCAATGAAGGCGGCCTCATCAAATATTAGAAGTGATAAGGCTTCAGAACGTCCTGCATCAGGAGAACTAGCAATAGCCTTAATTTGAGAACCATTATTTAAACGAAGGGAAAGTTTGTTATCTTCCAAAGAACCTCCTTTAAGCCAGCCGGGAAGTAATTCATGCATTACTCTTACCTTTGTTACTAAGTTCTTTGCAACATCTTGTTTTGTTGCAATAACCAATACATTATAATCTGAATTAAATATCATTTTCCAAAGTGCATATCCAGCCGATAGGGTTGAAATACCAGTTTGACGTGATTTTAAAACTATATTAAATCGATTATCTTTGAATTGTGTTAGAGTTTTTTCCTGAAATGGGAAAAGGTGAAATGGTATCTTACCTCTAACAGGATGCTGAATCATACAATACTTCTTCATAAAGTGAATCGGGTCTACCGCACACTTTTTGTATTCTTCTGCTACTATCTCTTTTAGAGATTTCTTTTGTGTTATACCAGTACTCATATTAATCGATAGGTGGTTTAACTAAATCATAACCTTTATCTTTTAGTTTATCCCATGCATCATTTCTTAATTTGGTTGCCTGTTGGATTTCTTCTTTAAAATTTGTAATATCCGTTAGTATCTCAGCTTTAAGTTCATCTACGTTTCGCTCCATACTCCATTTTTCAATCGTACCATCTTCTTGAACCATGTCATACGTTTGTTTGGCATCGTTATAAGCCTGTTGGAATTGGGCTACTACATCATTACCATATGCAATCATATTATTGTATATTTTATAATCTTCATATGCTTCCCACAACCCATCAGTTTTTATTTTTGATTCTCTTATAGTAAGACAGTGTAAACAATATCCAGTTTTAGATATTATTTTTTTATCAACTCTACCTATTTTAATTGTTTTACAATTATCAGATTTGCAAGTGTTTAACTTATCTAAGTAAGCTCTTGTTTCAGCCATAATATCGCCCAACTCCGAAAATTCTATTCTACCACCTTCGGTTTGTTCCCAAGACTTACCATTCTCATCTGTCCATTTTTCACCAACCTTACGTTTTATTATCTCTTTATCAGCTCCAGCAAATGATACAAATGCTTCTTTTTGATATTCACCTCCAGTCAATACCATATCAACCAACTTTCTACGCGTTGGATGCATAAACTTTTTATTAAATTCCTTTGCCATAGTATATACAATATATTTGTATATATAAGTATATCAAAATCAAGAAAACAATTAACTATCTTGAAAATTTAAAAATACCAAGTATTTGATTGAGGGGTGCAAAGGCTCCAGTTAATTTGTATGTATTACCATTATATACAAACACCAATCCCTCATTGGGTACAATTTTATTAAACCCACCTAAAGAATTTAATCTTTGTAATTCTATTTTTAACTTATCTAATTGAGATGCAGTACCAGTTGCTTTTAATGATTTAATAGCACTACCCAATTCAGCTCTCATTTTTTTAGTTGCATCTGATGGATTTGCTGTAAGTACCGATTGTACAAATGCTAATACATCCGCACCAACACCTAAGAATATCTCCTCAAATTTCATTATATTTTCCTTTGATATCTTAGCTTGGTCTTTTTTATCCATATTATCAGCCCATGCTTTTATTTTAGCATCTTGTATTTCAGCTATACGAAATCCCTTATCACCAAAAGCCCATCTTTTAACCAATCCTATTTTTTGCTGTGCATCTAATCCTTTTGCGTTTTTATTTACCAAATCAGTCCAATATGCTTGATGGTAATCAGCAACCCCAGATGCATCTGATAATTTGTATTCCGATTGTAATTTATTTATCATTGAAATATACTTACCTTGCTTCTTACTTAGTTCTTCTGTTTTTGGCAATGATAACATTGGTGGTCCTTGTATTGTGTATGTCGATTGTACATGCTTATTAACCTGCTTAATCATTCCAGCTAATATACTTGCAGCTTGTTGGTTTTCACCAATTACCTCACCACTTGCATCATATTCAAATGTACCGTGAAATACTAAAAGGTTTTGACCATATGGAATTACGTTTGCATTCTTAGGATATATTACTTCCAAATTCATAAAACATGCACCATCTTTGAATATCTTTTTCTTTTGTGGTTCGGATAGTGCAGATACTGCCGCAGATAAATCTTTCATTGCAAATGTGTATGCATCGGTTAATGCACCTCTATTAGCAAAGTTACTAGCTACTTGCCCTATTGTCATAGCACCTTCACCTTTATTCTTTAGATGTGATTTGTTACGAGCTGCTACTAATCTACCATTTACCCAACTAATTGCCAATGCCTGACCATCAGTTTTTTCTCTAGCTAATTCCAAATCACCATTCAGTGCTTTAGTTACGATATTTTTAAGGTCACCAAAAGTAAGATTCATTTGAATATCAAATGGATGATTCATGTGACCATAAGCCCCACCTTCTAATAATATTGATTCGTTTGTTGGTTTTTCTATTTTAGCTAATTTCTCATAATAGTTGATATCTTCCCATAAATGGTCCATAGCTATTTCAGTTGCAATACGAACATCAGTTGTATGTTCCATTTCAACTTTAATACCTTTCATTAATTTAGGTTTGATATATTCTGCTGCAAATTGTTTTGGGTCATAGTATCCTTTCTCATCATACTTCTTAGCCAAATCAATTAGCGTTTTACCTTTTGCTAAACCACCAGGAATTTTATCTTCGTCAATCTCCTCATATCCACTCATTCCTTTGTTGTTAAGTTTCTTGCTATTTTTCTTAACATCATCACTATCAGGTGCTCCATTAATATATCCACCAGGTAAACTTAAACCCACACCAGCTCCACCACCAAGTCCCATTTCATCTAAAATAGAATCAAAATCTTCAACTATTTCTTTAATATCTTCTTTTGAAATTATAGTATCCTTTTGATTATCAGGTAATTCCCAAAATCTTTTAGGTTTTTCATCAGGATTTTCTCTATAAGCATCTTCCCAATCTTCTACCTTAAATGGGTCATCCGCTGGATTTAATGTACTTTGTGTTACATTCTTTAATTTATAGTATGCTTTTCTGAATTGAGTTTCTGTATCTTTTGATTTACCCCTACCTCTCATAGTATCTGCTTTAGGAGTATCCATTTGAGTATATCCACCTTGCTTATACCAATTTTCAGGCTTAGCTGTGTTTAATATTCTAGGTTGTCCATCTGCTACAAATGATGTATCAGGCTCATCTTGTCCGCCAAATCCACTATTAGATGCTGTTTCTTTTAATTGCTCTTTTTTAGGGATTCTAAATGTTACTGCTTTTTTACCATTAATTGTTGGCATTCCCCATTCATCTTTACCAATTGATTTAACAACAACTTTTTTATTTTTAAACTTACCCATTAACAAAGTATCACCAATATTTACGTTTAGTTTAATTTCTTCGTTAATACATTCTTTTAATCCCTTTAACTTAAGAGTAATTAATTTGAATATTTGGTCATCGAATTTTGGATATGCTTTTGTAAAGTTTTTCTTTCGTTCCGCTTCACTACCACTACTTAACCAATAACGCACATCAGTTCCACTAATAGCGTTTGGTTGTGCTGGTGAAGCGTACACATATCCTTTATCTAAATACCCTTGCTCTACTTTACCTTTATATGGTGTAAAATATTTACCACTTAAACGTGAAGAATCTTTTTCACCTACCACAGTTATAAAACCAGTAGTATCTGAATCAAATTTATTAAGTATTTCTTGTGGAGCGTATGGATTTTTTATGTTGAAAATTTTGTTTGATGGAATACCAAACATCTTCATCATTATTGCTTTCTTTTCCTTAAAATTAAATGGAGATTTTTTTGAATCGGTAACATTAGAAGTTCCGATATATACGTTGTCTTTTCCGAATTTGCGTATTAAGTTTTCATAAGTTGCGTAATGACCCTTATGAAATGGTTGAAAGCGGCCTGAATAGACAACCACCACATCGTCTATCCCAGCCGCTTCTCCCAATATTGTTTCTACTAAAAAATTTGACAATCCCTTCATATCATATAAATATTGGAGATTATTGTTTTAGTAATTATTTACCAGCTCTCATTTCTTGAGCTTCTTTTTGTTGTTGCTCAGCAAGTTGCTTTCTACTTAAAGAACCAGGTTGATATTGAAGATATCCTTCTTGTAAATTGATTCTAGCTTGCGGATATTTATCATCTAACGATTCTAAAGTTGCTTTTAATTCCGCTGATACTAACATAAACTCATCTTCTGATTTTTCTAAAACCTTATCCAATTCAGCTAGTTCTTCATTTAATTCTTTTTTTCTAATGTAAATGCTACCAAAATCAGTAATTAGCATACTTTGAGTTTTGTTCAAATCTGAAATTGTTTTTAGTACACTTTCTTCAATTTTTACCGTTTCGATTTCAATTGATTGCTTTTGTGGAATTTTATCTAATTCTGCCATAAATTTTTGTTTTTTTATTTGTTTGTATATATAAGTATATTATTTTTTAGTTTTAAACACAGAAACTCCTTTTTCTTTTACAACTTCACTAGCACAATGATTTGCCCATTCAATTGATTCTTCTATGTTTTCGGAATCTAAGTATTTAGATATAAATCCAGCTACAAATGTATCACCAGCACCACTAACATCAGCGGTATCTACGGATTGTACTTTAAATGTTTGTGTTTTGTACATAGCACCACCCCTATCTAATGTACATATAATTTTGTCAAATAACCAATCATTTTCTTTTATAACTCCAAAGTTGTTTTGAAACTCTTGTCTATTTACTTTGATAAATGTAATATCCTTACACCAATCTCCAAGCCTTTTCTTTGTATCCAAAATAACCAAGCTATGCAATGATGCTATTGTATTGATATCTTCTTCTTTTAAAAATCCCTTACAATAATCCGATATAACTACTGCATCGTATTTTAGCAAATCAGGCAAGTCGTAAATATCTATTCTATTAGTTGTATCATTCTCATCAACTCGTAAATACAGTTCGTTTGTATCTTTATTTACATACCTTGTTTTAGTAATCATTCCTTTATCAAAATATGTATCAACATCCAAACCCATTGCCATCAGGTTATTAGCAGTGTTACCGGCCATACCCAATCCATATGTTTCACTAATTGGAACAAAAACAGGTCCATTTCCTTCTGGAGATTTTCTTTTAGATACTCCGTATTTAAAAATATCCGTACATACTTCTCCAATAACTAAAACTTTATTTTCCATCATTCAATATCTTAGTTGTACTTACACCTTCTATCTTTTTAAAAAATTCAATATGAGGTATGTATTCTACTCCAATTATTTCTTCATGTTTATAATCATCACCAATTACCATAATATCAGGCTTCCATTCATATATTCTGTTAATAAGTTCATCATCCGTATCGAAAGATACAACAGAATCAACATAACGAATAGATGTGATAAAATCCATCCTATCAGATAAGCTGTTAAATGGTCTTGTTTCCCCTTTCTTTTCACTAACTCTTTTATCCGTGTCCAATCCCACTCTAACAACTCCGAATGATGAAGCATGTTCAAGCAAACGTATATGCCCAATATGTACAATATCAAAAGTACCATTTACCCAAACTTTTTTCATTATAAGAACTTTTCTAATTCTTTTATAACCATTTCTGATGTTATAGTTTTAGTACATTCGAATTGTCTTTCAGTTCCTTTATGGTCAGGACACCAGTTCCAATCACCAGCATCTAATTTAACTCTATTAAAACATCCTTCGCATTTTCCCTCAGGCGCACCAATCCTAACACAATCTTCCATCTCCGCCCATTTGTATGAGAATCCACTTATAATAACAGTAGGTACATCCAATGCCCAACTCAACCAACTCAATCCACTACCAATACCAATAAATGCTTTTGATTTTTTCATTTCATCCATTACCAATTCAATTGGTCCGTTTGGATGTTGAATTATTCCTGTTGGTAATTTATTACCCATATAGTTATCACCTTCTTTGGAAAGTAATCTAACTTTATAACCTCTATTATTTAACCAATCTACCACATCCTGCCAACCAGTTGGATTATTCCAAAATTTAGATTGAGCAGTACCATATGTTGCGATACAAACCTGCTTTAAATCATTATCAATAGCTACTGTTCTTTTTTTAACCTTAGGTCTAATTTCTTCAAAATCCAATCCTAATATATCAGATGCCATTCTTTGCATAGTAACTGATTTTGGGTCTTTTGGATTTTTAAATAAATTAACAGAACCATTTTCATTATAGAATAAACCAATACAATACATACCAAATATATTGGATACAGCAACACCAGGTGTAACGAATTCAATATCAGGATATCTTGTAATAAACATATCATTCATAAAGGTAGATACTATTACTTCTGCTTTATGTTTTTTTCTAAATTCTTCAACATAAGGTATCCATGCTAAACTATCACCTAAAGCTTTGGAATCCATTGCTATGTATATTCTTTTATTTTCAGCATTGTAAACTGTTTCATACCATAACTTTCCGTTTTCGTAAATTACAATTTTCCATTCAACAAAATATTCAATACTACATCTACACCAACAATTATTTTTTATTGTATTGGTATAGGCTATTTCTCCTGTTTTATTATTTATGAAATCTATTTTATAGTCTGCTTCTTTAGGTCCTTTTACTTCAACAAAAGGTCCATTTATAAAATGATAAGAAACCTGATTTTGAATTTCTCTTACATTATTTTTTATTTTAACTAAATTATCGTATATCATTAACTCCAAGTTTTAATTGTTTCATCTATTAAAGAATACCCTTCGGCCTGCTTACAATAAACTTTGTTTGTGGTATATCTTAATTTTGGTTCTTTGTAAAATACATCAGTCAACCAAATATCAAATCCTTCCCAAGGTGTATCATTGAATCTATCAACCCACCATTGTTTATTTTTGTTTGGAATTAAATATGCATGTGCTAAATCCTGATTTGCTGCTGTCTTTGAAAAATACTCATCAATTCTTTCTTTATTCATTGAACTATTATTAGCAAGTCCCATATAATATACATCATCTCTTTCGGATAAAAAACATGCTCTATTTACAATCTCAACAAATTCTTCCAATCCAGTATAGATAAATGCATCAGCTTCAAATATTAAAGTATAATCATAGTTATCATCCATTGTTTCCAATGCTTTTCTATGTGCATCAAAACAACCATAATGTCTGCCTGTTAAAGGTCCTAAACCATTTCCAAAGTTTCCAGGTTTATCTGAAATATGTTCAGCTCTTTTACAAAATTCAGATGGTGGTAATCCTTCGTATGGTTTATTCACCATTGGTAAGTAATCTATACCATACTTTGCCAATTGCTTTATAGATGCCATGCTAACTCTTTCTCTAACATCTTCAGGTTTAGTCAATAAATGTCTAACTTGAATTTTTGGTTTTTTACGAATGAATGAACGGAATCCTTTTTCAAATTGTTTATAAAAATATTCATCTGCCGCTTGAGTAACTCCGTGAAACACACCATAATCATCTCCACTAACAATACCACCAGGTTTTACTTTATTATACCAAGCTTTTAAATCTTCCATTAAAGCATCATATGAATGACCGGCATCTAACATAAGATAATCAATACTTCCGTTTGCAAATTGATTTGATGCATTTTTGGATGTATCTTTAATCATATTAATGTGACCGTAGTTATCCGATAAAATTGAGTTATCAACAAATTCATAAAATATATCTCCGGCAAAAGAACCTACAATTTCCTGATGTATATCTTCATCATCCGTTCCTTTCCAAGTATCAACAGTCGTAAATTGAATATTCTTTTTAGATTCTCTAATTTGATGTGCCATATAATTTGTTGATTTACCAAACCAAGCACCCACTTCAACAAATACATCATCATTACCAGCGGCTTTAACTACATCAGTATAAAGGTCTTGATATGCAAACCAACCTGGTATTTCATTAAATTCAGGTTTAAGTTTATCTAAAATATATCGTTTAGTTAATTTCAAATCATCATTGATATATTGTACCAATGGATTATTATCATATGTGTCCAAATATGTATGTAACTTTCTAAACAAAGAAGGCATCTTAAATGAAAGTGCTTCCTTAACGGAAAGTGGATTCAATTCTAATGTTGATGAAAAATAGAAAAGGTCACATGCTGCATAAAATGTATCAACATCATCTCGTTCACCCCATATTACACAATTGTCAGGTTTATGTTTCATCAATGGTAACCAATAATGTTCATAGTTCATAGCCTGATTTCCTACAAAATGAAATTTAATTTTATATTTTTCTAATTGTCTTGCTATTGAAAATATTTCGGCTTGATTTTTGCCAGGTGAAAATAAACCAACATTCAATACATGCTTATAAGTTGGGTCTAATCCCAACAATTCCATAGATTGTTTTTTATCAAACGTATAATCTTCTATTGGATATTCCCATAATGTAGTTTCAATACCAGTATCTTCAAATCTTCTTCTACTCCATTCGGATACTAAAACATATCTATCTGGATGATATACTATATCAGCTGGGTTTGTAAAAGAACCATGTGTTGTTGCTAAAATAAAATAAGTTCTATCCTCTCTGAATATTTTATCCAAAACAAAAGTAGGTAAATCAAATTGTGGAATCTCCTGAAAATGTATAATATCCGGATTAAATTGTTCTATCACTTTCAATACTTCAGATTTATCATCACCTAAAGTATGTACTACTGCTAAAGATTTTATTCTATTTTTTTGTACTACAAAAGCAGTACCTCCGCTATTATTTAATTCTACAACTTCAATATCAAAATCTTTGATGAAGTGTTTTACTTGCTTATATGTGTATTGTGGTTGTCCACCAGTAGATAAATGCGGACATATGTAAAGTAACCTTTTACGTGTTTTTTCCATTAGACGATATTAATGTAACAAATATACGAAATTTTTCTGAAATTACCAAATTTATTCTGCGATAGTTACAGTACCTTCAATTAAATCAATTTCTCCATTAGGATATATTTTTTCCAATTGTGAAAGATATTCTGTATATTCTTTATTTAAAGTATCAAATTCTCCTTCAAACGTAGAAACTAAATTATTAATTCTAGTTAATTCAGAATTCAAATCTCTAACCCTTAAATGGCCTTCTCCAATATTTAAAACGGATTCACTTATTTTGTTTTGTAAATTTGTAAGCTTTTCTATTTGCTCATCTGTCAATTTTTGTACCATATTATTTTATTTTAAATTTATTTTCTCTTACCCAAACAATTGCTATGTATTTTGTTTGAGTTTTTACAGGCAATCCAGCATGAAAGCTTTCTGGGTCTAATGTGCCATCTTCATTCATATTTCTCCAAATTAACATTCTACCTTCTCTTGGAGTAACTTTTATTTTTTTATTTGGAAATTCCGTTTCACCACCAGTGTAATTATGATTCAAATAAATTAAAAATGAAAACGGTCTATTACCTGCTGTTCCCATAGAATCTTTATAATATTGCTCATTTGGATGAAAATAATCGTGGTGTGGTTTATACTCACCTCCAATATCATATTTTACAATGTGAATATTTTCTTGGTTTTCAACAGGTAATCCACTTTCTTTTGCAATAAAATTTATAATTTTTTCGGTAGTTGGTGTTGATTCATACAACCAACTATTATCAGCAGTACGATATCCATCTATTTTTGCCCCCAATGTGGTTGCTTTTTGCATTTGCTTAGTACCCATATCTATGAGTTCCAAACATTCTTCTTTTGTTAGAAAATTATCAATTATCTTAATCATAACATATTAATTTGGTGTATATATAAATATATAACTTTTGGATTAAACAATAAAAAATCACATTTTTATTTTATAAACAAGATCCACAATTAACTCCAATTGTAGCAGGATTAAATAATGTATAATTTGCAGGGCCAGGATAAGCTCCTAATCCAACAACAGACCATATATCCCCACTATATGATACGCAACCAGGCGAACTTCCCGCAACTGCTTGATAAGTATATTGAGCGCCTGTATATGCTCCGGCTCCTGTACAAGGTTCGTAATCCCAATATTCATATACAACAGGCGGTGGAGCTGATGGTGTAGGTGGTGGTGGTGGACATGAAGTACAATTCATTCCTACATAGGTAGAACCATCACCCAAATCAATATCAAAAGAAGGACCAAATGTTGCTTCGGTTATTCTAACACAAACACCCGGTGTGGCGGTTTCAAATGTACTGAAAGCTACCTGGTCAACAGTAAATCTCAGAACCACAGGAGTTGCACTAAAACAATATTCACCACTATAATAGAAATAAGATGGTGCTGCTGGAGTTGGTGCTGCTGGCGCCGGAGTTGGTGCTGCTGGCGCCGGAGTTGGTGCTGCTGGCGCCGGAGTTGGTGCTGCTGGCGCCGGAGTTGGTGCTGCTGGCGCCGGAGTTGGTGCTGCTGGCGCCGGAGTTGGTGCCGGTGTTGGGGCGCCCGTTACACTTATATCTTGATAAACTGATGCACATGTCCCAGTACCTTTTACTCTAACAGAAGTTGTACCATCAGGTACACTTAATGCATATCCACTTACCAATGTTGCTTTAGCAACACCACTAGCTACCGCAGTTGCATAACTATCATAGTTGGAGAAAATATCTAATGTAGATACTGTTGCTCCAAATGTTCCTGCTGCGTATGTTATGTTTACCCAAAATGCCATTGTATATAATTATTATTTTTTTCTATTTTATTATTAATTTATGGTTCTGGTTCATTAGGTGTTGGTGGTGGTGCTTCAGGCGTTGGTGCAGGTGCTGGTGTTGGTGCAGGTGCCGGTGTTGGTGATGGACTTCCAGCATAACATACTGCTCCACCACTCAATACTCCGGATGTAGAATACCAAACATTACCACCTATAGCGTAATATCCATTAGTAGGAGTTCCAGTTCCATTGGAGTTATTATATATTGAAATACCATCTGCAGTAGGGTTATTATTCTGATTGTATTTCACAACAAAAGTAGCAATTTCCCAATTTGTACAAGCTATATCAGGATCAGCACCATGGAATCCGTAATTCAATGCATCCAATACTGGTGCTGCTGGCGCCGGAGTTGGTGCCGGCGTTGGTGGTGGTGCTGCTGGCGCTGGAGTTGGAGCAGGAGCAGGAGTTGGTGCCGGCGTTGGTGCCGAAATTGGTGATTCACCAGGAGGTATTTCTTCTGATTGAGGTGGTGGTGCTGTTGGTGTTGATATTGGTGATGGTGTTGGTGTTGGAGTTGGCGCTGCCGGTGATGGTGATACTCCTTCACAACCATACGCTATACATTCCTCATATGATGCGTAAATACCTGTTCCACTACCAACGTTTGTACAAGTACTCAAAACACAATCCCAATCTAAACTAGATACTGGTGATGGTGTTGGTGTTGGTGCTGCTGGTGCTGGAGTTGGAGCTGCTGGTGCTGGCGTTGGAGCTGCTGGTGCTGGCGTTGGAGCTGCTGGTGCCGTTACTTGTGATGCCGTACCACCACTTATTGTACAATCTGCACAATCAACAACAACGTTACCTAAACTTCTACTACCATATGAATCATATAATACAACAGCGTAAGTTCCATTTGCTAAACTAGCTGGTCCATTTCCAGCTCCAACAGTATAAGAACTTACAACGTTACCTAAACTTCTACTACCATATGAATCATATAATACAACAGCGTAAGTTCCATTTGCTAAATTAGCTGGTCCATTTCCAACACCAACAGTATAAGAACCGGCACCATTAAGAGTAAAGTAATATCCAGTACCAGTACCACCAGCTACACTCGTCACATTGATTCTAGCATTTGTTGCTGTGAAATCAATACAAGTAAATCCAGCCGTACCAGTTGGTGCTTCATAACATGCAATTGTTTCAGTAGAAAGTACACTAACGTTTCCAATACTATCATATAATCTAACAA